TACACAATGTTTTATGTTTTGTAAGCCAAGCAGACATCTGTTGATGACGTTCAGTTGGGTTATGGATTGTGTAAGCAATTATGTAAAACTCACGCACACTACATAGGTCTTTGCCTGTAGAGTGGAGTGCTAGAGTTAAAACAAGTGCTACTAACCATCTCACGGCATCGCCCAAATTATGATGTAACTACAAAAGACAATAAAGGCAGAAAAACAGACTGCGGCAATGAATGCAAGCAGCCAGTCTTTCATGTTATCTAGGGAGCAAGAAGCGCTCAGTACCATACTCAGGTAATTGTCCTAAACCATAGTTTAGCAATGGGTTGGAAGTTATTTGATTCAGTAGTCCTGGCGCTTGTGGTTGTGAACTAGGCAACATATTGCGTTGGAACATTGGTGATACTGCAACAGAACGCAATGTAGGTCTTGTAGCTGCACTCAATAAAACAGCAGGGTTCCCAGATGCTGCACTAGCAATACCTGCTGTTCCAATATCCAATGGACTAAAGCCTGGAACACTACCAATCCTTGCTACATTTTGAAATGCAGTTGGATATGCACCTGCGGCATTTGCCAAGGTTTGTAGTTCAGCAGGAACAATCTTACCTTTTTTAGCAAGATTTCCTAAATCAGCACCAGATACATTACCTGTTGTTGCATTCAAGGCTTTTTCAATGGTGTAGCTTTTAGCAATATCCTCACGAGCTTGCTTAAAGTTCTTCATCACATCAGGTTGATTGAAGTTTGTTAAATTACGCTCTGCAAGGGCTTCTAGTTGTTTAGCAGCAAACTTTTGCGCTCTACCAAGATCTTTATCTCTAGCATTAGCAAGAGGTGATGAATTTGTTTGTGCGCTATCTCTAAGTCGTTTAATTGACTCAACCAACTCATCCCCATTAAAGTTAATTTGCTTTAAATTATTCAACAGATTTAATTCTGCGGATACATCTAAAGCTTTCATGTTTTGCAGTCTTGCTGTTTCTTTGCCAAGATCTGCAAAAAACTGCTTGTCTGCATAATAAGTAGGGTTAGCTCTTAAGGCATCGTATGCCAAACCTTTTTCAGCTCTAAATTGTTGCAATACTTGTGGTGTAATTTCAACATCAGGACCCAACTTTAAAGCTTTACGAGCTTGTTCATTAACCAATTGCTGATTCTTAACGGAAGCAATCTGGCTCGTTTGTTGTTTGCCAGAAATACCTTCAATTAACTTGTTTATAAATGATGGATTAACTTGTGTTGGAGGCAATGTAGCGCCTTCAGCAATAGCACGTTCTGCAACCAATTGAGCCTGAGTTAAATTAGCTGGCGCTCTTGGAGTAGTCAATGCACTAACAGTAGCCGTAGGAGCAGTCAAAATACCACCAACTGCCGCTTCATTAAACACTTGTGCAGGATTAATAGTTCCTGTTGTAGCTTGTTGTGCTGCGGCAGAACTCAATGCGGCAGTAGTTGCTCCAGTACCAATGTTCTGCGCCAATGCAACAGTTCTTGGAGCCATCTGAACAAGTGCATTAGGTGTAGCAGAAACAATCGACTTCTGTATAGCACCTGGCAACACAAGAGTGGCAGGATCAAGTAAACCAGTACCCAAACCACCAACCAATAGACCAGGACGCTCTGTAGCCACCTTATAAGTGCCTTTTAGAATGTCGCCAATAGACTGAGTTGGTACAGGAGTTGGTTGTTGTTTAGTACGATCAATGCCAAGATATTCATCTGATAAACCAAGCGCACTTAATCCACCCTTGATTCCTTTAGCCATCAAGTCAGCAGTACCAAAGATAAGTTGTCCACTAGTAGTCTTGCCACGCAAAACATCTAATGGGTTAAAGCTTGCGGCAACATCTTGCTGAAACTGAGTCTTAGGCTGAAATGCTTGCTCTCTAATACTCTGCATAAAATCAGCAGAAGTAGTGGGTGCAACTTGAGTCTTTGGTGCTTGCTGTTGAGCGCCACTCAAAGGAACAAAATCATCAGCACCTACAGTTTGAGTAGTTGCTTTAGCTTTTGTTTCTTGTCCGAAAGGAACGAAATCGTCATCAGTTGTAGATTTAGACATAAAGTTTTGAACCTTTTGTACATAATTTTGAGTCTCTTTAAATGGAGGAATACCGCCATACTTTTGAACATTCCCAGGACCAGCGTTATAAGCCGCCATGACCAAACTAGGATCTTGAAACTGTTGAGTTAATTGGCCTAGATACTTAACACCACCTCGGATGTTATCTTTCCAATCCATTCTGTTAACGCCAAGATCTTTAGCAGTAGCACTCATCAACTGCATAGGTCCATAGGCACGATCACCAGTTTTAGTTTTAGGTCCAATGGCATTAAAAATACCTTGTGACTCTGTATCAACTACGCCTTGCACTAACGAAAGAGGAACACCTTGGCGCTCTGCCTCTTGAGCAGCAAAAGCAAAGATTTCGTCTTTAGTCGCCATTATTGACCTACTGTATATGTAGAACCATCAGGCTTCTTAATCAGGATAGCACCAGTTGACTTACTACGTCCCACTGTAAAGCCAGATGGCATTACTGGAGTTCCTTGTGACCCGCCTTGTTGCCAAGAAGAAATTTGCTCATTAAGGAACTGATTAACTTTTGGATGGTTATACAAACGTGGGTTATCAGGAGAGTTAGCCCATGCCGTATAAACAGCTTTAGGATCACCAGTATAGGCATCAATGAATCTCTGACGAGCATCATCTTTATCTGCGGCAGCAATCTCCAATGCAGAAACATACTTGGTAACAAACTTAGGATCAGTTACACCAGTAGTCGCCTTATCAACGATGCCGCCCTCAAACGCATTGGCGTTGCCCTTAATATTGCTCAAGCCTTTTAAAACACCTTCAGAACGTGTTTTGTTCAGCAAGTTAACATTACCAACTAATGAGTCAAATTTATCGCCAACACCAGGTATAGCTCTCATGTAAGCCGCACCAGTACTGAAAAACTCCGTCAGTTTATTCGGATCAAGTTGTTCAGCAGCGTTATATAAATATTCAGCAGAAGTCTTACGATCACCAACTGTTAATGCGGCATCAAGAGCAGTCTTGGTAAACTCATTGTACCGATTAGACGTTGCAAGATTAACTGCTTCTTGAGCAGGAGAAATCTTAGCCACTCCGCCACTAGGTGCGCCACCACCTACACCACCAGTTCCACCAGTAGTTGGACGCTGAGTAAGAAGAGAAGACCTAGGGACAAAATATGTTTTCCCATCTGCGCCAACAACTTGTTCAACTTGACCTGCGGCTTGTCCAACAGCTTCAGCGGCTTTTATAGAAGTTAAAGCTTCTGTAGAACCAGGTATAGCCATCTGCTGAATTGCACCAGTAGGTCCAACCCCAAGCATAGTATTGGCAGACACTTCAGGCTTCTGAGTCATCAACTGAGACATCATGTAATTCTGCACGGGATTAGCAGAATACAATCCAGTTGCAGGATTAAATTGAGTCTGTATGCCTTCTTTTTGGGTAGGCAATGCACCAACAACACGACCACTTGCATCCACACGCAAATCGCCTTGGAACTTTGGTTGCATAGCCGACAAAGTTTCACGAATTTGAGGTTGAGCAGGGTTCCCTGTTAAGCGCAAAGAATCCATCAACGCTTGGTTGTAATCAATTGGAGCAGTTAGTCTATCAATCTGTCTTTGAGCCGCTTGTGGGGAAGGGCCATAGTCTGTTGAAGTTCTAGTAGGTGCGTTTACAAACGATTGTTGACCCGCTTGCATTGGTGTAGGAGCATACTTCTCTTTAAATCCCGCAAGTTCTTGTTGCTGTTGTTGAGCAATTTGTGAATCACGAATCATCTTCTGCATACTTAATGAAGTAGATGGGATATCCATTGCAGACTTAAAGCCAATGCCAGGATCACCACTTAGCAAACTGCCCAACAAGAACTGTTGAGTGGCTTGCTTTTGCATTGCTTGTTTTTCAGCATCAGACAAGCCCGTCAATGCGGCATCAGATAACAACCCAATATTAAAAGGCATAATTTACTCCTTAACCAAGACCTAACAAGCCAAGCAAACCTTGTCTTGATGTAGACGTAGATGTCTGACCAGAACCGCCACCAGGATTGATACCCAATGCTTGATTGAGAATTTGTTGTTGTTCCAAAGGAAGATTGCGAATGGCATCCAACTGTTGTTGGCTAAGTCCTTGACGCAATAAAGCTTGATCTGACAATGCTTGATTAGCAGCCAACCCCATATTCTGACCAGTTGCTCCAATGTTTGTCATTTGGTTAGCAGCGGCTATTGATTGTTGATTTGCAGTTAAGCCAGCACCTTGATTGGCAAGACTTGCTTGTAATGCACGATCAACATTAGATAGACCCGCTTGCTGATACAAGTTTGCTTGTTGTGCCGCACGAGCATTAATAGCCGCCTGATTAGCCAAAGCAACTTGTTGAGCATTTTGCGTATTTAGAGTGCCAGTAGATAAGTCAATACCTTGATTAGCCAAAGCCGCACGTAAAGCCGCATCTTGATTAGCCAAACCAAACTGACCAGCAAGTTGTAAAGACTGCTGAGTAACTCCAATGTCTTTAGCTTGATTAAGTTGTGAGGCTTGCATTCCACGAGCCAAATCAGCCTCAGACAGTCTAGAGGCGGCATCAAATGCAGCCGCATTCTGTTGGGCAATCAATCTAGCGGCATTCTCACCATAAGCACGATTAGTTTCTGCTTCTGCTACACCCTGACGAGAACCGCCAAAAGCTCTAGCCGCAGTAGCTTGCGCAGCAGTACGTTGTTGTTCAAGTTGTCTAGAACGCTCTAAATCAGCCAAACTTACATCTGTTACTGCTTTTGTGTAAGGATTTAGATAGTCTTGAATGTTTTGATTCAAGAATGAACCTGCTGTCACATCACGAATATTACCTGCGGCTTTAGGAGCAATTGACCCTAATGCTTCTGTTGCAACTTGTGCGCCAGTAACACCTGCGGCATTAACATCACGAACACTTGTTCTTGCTAGTTGTGCTGCTTGCGCTAGTGCGGCAGGATCAACAACTGCACCACCAAAAGTACCGCCAGTAACTGTTTGAGGTTTATATGCACCTGCTTGACTTGCCACAGTATAGGCATTACGCAAGGCTTGATATGTCTCATTATTTGGGTTTGCAAGATTACCAATATTAGCCATTGCAGTATTTTGCTCTGGAGTAAATCCTGCAAACGTACGAGCAGTTAAACCAGAAGCCACATCTTGTGCGCTTCCATAATTCTCTGTAAATAATTTCTTAAATTCAGGATCTAATTGTTGACTACTTGAGCTTCCACCACCTAGAGACATATTATTCCCCTTGTATCCATTTAATTGCATCATCATGTGAAGTAAAATACCTCCACATTTCCGTACTAGTTTCCCTCATTGCTTCTTTTCCTCTAAGCAATAAGACTATCATTGGAGCTATTTGTAATGAAATAATACGCAATGTGAGCGCATAGGCTCTGTCGTTGGTATTACCATTTTCAAGTTCTACAGAGTCTTGCCAAGCATTTATACTCTGAATCACTAAAGGCATTAAAAACGCCCTATTCTGATTAAAGAACTCATTTGTAGGTAGCGTCACCAAAGCGTTCCAAAAGACAGTATCTATGTCTTTTCTGCTAGGCTCTTTGTCTTTATCTACTAAGTCATCCCATAACTCAGCAATACCTGATAAAGCCACCAAAAAGTCTACAGCACTCTGGTTGCCACCAAACCATTCTAACAGTTTGGCATTTCTTAATTCACGCCAATTCTCAGAATCATGTTCAATCATAATATATTTAACGCAAACTACCTAGTTTTCCATCAAATCTAATAGTTCCAACACGCCAATCAGTTAGCGTATTTCCTTCTATTTTTACTGCAATCTGCCTACCGCTAATCCTCAAAGAAGTGGGATTAACCATTGTGTATGGGCCATAACTATATTCTGTGCTTGTTGGATAGAATTTAGTGCTAAATCTAGCTTTGACATCACCCAAGTTCTTTTCATCAGGAATTAATCCTGTCAAACTTATTGTTCTATCCCCATTACCTATCTCAACTGGTCCAGACTCAGCAAACAATGTCTGACCATCATAAGCAAAGCCAACCTCATGCTCATAAACAAAGCCATCAGTTGACACCATAATTAGATTAGAAAAGATGCCACGATCTGTACCGCAAGTACGAGCCAAAGTGCCAATAGCCCAATGATTCTCACGATAGTTGTAAGAAACATAGGAATCTATTTCAGTAGAAGTGGCACTTGGGTAAAACCACCAGATTTCACCATAGGTGGAGTTATGGACACAATAGACCTTTGATTGCTGTGCAGTATTTATGTTGCTAAACACATAATCTGATACATCTGATGCCAATGGCTTTACAAAACCATCGTATATCCAGAAGCCTGATCCAGACATCCAAATACAAGCATTGTCAGTAGCAGCCACCGATTGTTTAGAAATAACTCCACAACCAGAGCCTACACGCTCAAAACTGTAGATAAAGGGTGGGCCAATGTATGTAGCAGTATGCACATCAACATCAGTAAACAGAATAGTAGCGCCTCGAATGCGTTTAGCGCATTGCAAAGAGCCTACTGTAGTCAATTCAAAGTCACCCGCTTGGTTTGTGGCGGCAGGAGTCCATATAGTATTGTCTTCTTGGTCACACCATTGAACCTTACGAGGATTGCCACCTGCTCCAAGTGCAAACAAGAATCGTTCTTGAGTAACAATTAAACCAGTACAGCTAGTTGGTGCGTTAGTGATAGCAACTGCATCATTGGCAGTATTTAATTGCCATTCAAGTAACTTACCATCTTTTGATGAGCAAGCAACTAGATACTCGCCCCAAGTGTCTAAACTCCAAGTTGTGGCGGGTGTGTTTGATCCCAAGTCTGGTCTAGCAACGCCATAGGCATAGCTTCCATAAACTCCATAACCATAGCCAATCTTTACTACAGCATCTGGATCTCCAACAGTAAATGTTGCGGGAGTAATGTCTGTCAAAGTACCTGCTTCATTCATTGAATAAAGCTTGGAATGCGTACCAATTCCAATTCTACGATTACCTGTATTGTCTTTCCAGTTTATCAACCCCCTAGCCATGCCAGTTAATTGATTAGTAGACCGCTTACGCCATCCACCTACTGGACGTATAGTACCTTCGTACCAACGTACCAAATTTGAGCCGTTCCAACGCCCTTTAGACTGATACTCAGTACCATTCTTGTATACGCCTGGAGGAATTTGTAGTGGAATGTAAGCCATGTTCGTATTCTATAGTGTAGGTAGGTTAGACACAAACGTCATGGTAGCAATTGCTGAAGGAACCGCTGGGCGTGTTGGGCTTGCACTAGCGGCATATTGCTCAATAGTGACACCGACATCAGTTGGCCTCCACATGATCTCAACATAATCAGTTGCATTCAAGCTCACAAAGTAGTTTATGGCTGCAATGGTGTGATAAGGATCTCCAGCACCTTTTCTTGGTGCAAATCCAAATCTGCTATTTGAGTTGGCAATATTTGTTCCATTTACTCTAAACCAAACATCTACATCTTGTGAAGAATTTGTTGTATTTGTAAACTGAATGGAAAACTGCAAATTCCAAATTCCATCATCTGCTACAGTAATTCTAGATCCACTTGCTATTGTCACACCATTACTAAAGTCTGTAGTATTGAATGTAACGGCATAGGCTGTTGTTGTATTGGCGGCAACTTGGTCAGTAGAGTCTTGAAAAGCCCCATGAGGGTTATTAAAATACTTGCCACCTCTTGGGCCAACCACAGACTGTATTGAATTTACTAACTTTGTAAAAAACAACCTCAAAAGTCCATTATTTTGATTTTGAAGACTTTGAGAATAGACAACTCCTGACGTACCCAATGATGGTATCGCAGGAATATCTAACTGTTGCTTTACATTAGCCATTACTTTTTAAGCCAAGTCTGCCAAATAGCACCAGCCGCCATAACTAGACCACCTATCCATAGAATAGGCTTTGCTAAAGAAGCAACCCAACCCAATACTTTAAAAGCCCCATCAAGGGCATCAATGGCCTCTACAAGACCTTTTGTATTGTTGTCAATGCGATCTACCTTGCCTTCTACGGCAATCAATCTGTCATAGATTTGCTCATGGCTGACATCTTTCATTTTAGAACTCAATCACAATGATGCCGTTAGCACCTATAGCAGATGCACCGCCATAATGTCCACCACCACCAGAGCCATAAGCACGACCAGCGGCTGGACCACTTGCACTCTGACCATTAACTGCACCTGCACCACCACCACCCCAGAATGAAGATCCACCACTTGTGGCTAATTTTGCATTTGATGGATTATAAAAAGTTGTAGTTGCAACTCCATCGCCACCAAATAGATTTATATCTCCACCTGAAGCAGAGCCACCATTCTGACCGCCATCTTGAATTCCACCACCACCACCATTACCAGTTACAGTAGTAGCACTATTTACAAATGATGAATTTCCACCAGCATTTCCACTATTATGGGTAGAAACAGAAGTTCCACCTGTGCCAACAGTAATTGTGGCAGTGCTACCAGATAAAGTAACATACTTTATTGCAGTACCACCAGCACCTCCTCCTTGCGCACCTGCAATGCCAGTTCCTGCACCGCTACCACCTGCGCCAGTAACTGTTACTTTGCATTTAGAAACACCTGCTGGAATAGTCCATGTACCAGATGAAGTAAAAACTTGAATTCTAAAAAACCCACTATCTGTAAATGCTGTAGTTTGTGTTGTTGCATCAGGAAACTGAACTCCTGTTGATACTAGTTTTGTAGCCATTTTATTAACTCCTTATGGTGTGTCATTAGAGCTAATATCGCTAAGTGTCTTAAACACTCCTGCACTTGTCATGCTTGCAATAGTAGTAGCCCCATACTTAAAAATTAATTTACCACCAGATTCTTCAATAGAAAAGTTGGTGGTTGTTAGCTTTGCAACATTTGCCCATGATGCATTTGTACCATCAGTTGTCAAAAATTCACCAGAGTTACCTGTTTGACTAGGCGCTAGAGCATTAAAAGCAGCAGTAGCCGTAGCCTGACCAGTACCACCCTTTGTTACTTTAAGTACAGGACCAGCATCAAACAAAGCATCAATTGTGTCTAAGTCAGTATTGATCTTAGTACCCCAAGAGTCTGTAGATGCGCCAACTTCTGGCTTTGTCAGACTTAGGTTGGTGGTTGTGGTATCAGCCATAATTACCTCTTAATTAATTGTTGTCCATGATTCAGACACATCATTTACAGTTGTCCAAGACTCAGAAATATCTGTAGTATTTTCCCACTTTTTTGATCCTGATGCTTGGAAATTTGAGCTACTAGATATAACTCCTGAAAAGACTAATGTAGAACTAGCATTTGCAGTAACTGAGCTTACAGGGAAAATTATCAGTATTGTGTCTCTAATTGTTACAGCAGAAGCCGTAATGCTAGAAACAGAGTCAACATTTGCACCAGATGTTCTAGTTAGAAAAACATTTAGTTCTACATTTGATGCAGAAGAAGCTAAAGCACTGGATGTTCCGACATAAATAGCACTTGCACTTACAGAAGACTCTGAAGAGATGCTTACAGACACCTCTATAGGACCACCTACTAGTGATGAAAAAGGGGCTTCAGAAAGTGCAAAAAATCCAAACATTTATATCTCAATATTTAAAAACAATCAAATTTGTCAAATTTATTGAATCTTTCGATTGTTATGGCATAACCAAACATCCACATAATTCTAGAAGTATTCCCTTTAACCTGCGTTACATGGTGCTTTACATTAGATGCCAAATAACAATGCAAGTCACCAACTTCAATATCAATTTTGTTCCCGTCAATAAATAACTCAGCGCCATCATCGGCAGCTTGCGTCATTACATTGCAGCGCAATACGTGCAAGCTATCATCCATCCCATCTTTGTGTGAGAAAAGATCTCCACCTGGAAACGTACACGAGACAATTATGCCGTTTTTACCGCCACCAACCAAACTTTTAGGTGTGCCATGCAAATCCAAAAAATCAGTAATCCTGTTTGAAATTTGATACACAACTTCAGGGTACTCGAATCTAGAACTATACGCCCTTGTGGTCAGTCGCTTAGTGTACCCAGCGCCAGTAGAGCGATCAAATGAAGTATCAAGCCATTTTTTACCAATACCTTCTTCTACCCATCCATTTAACTGATTGCACTCTTCTTGCAAAAGAAAGTTCTTTTTAAAAAGTATTGGCATACACAGATATTAATCACTATTAACTGGATACTGTGAAATCAAGTTTTCTGCTTGCGACAAAGTAATATTTGGATCTGCAATATCATCAATTTCATCGCCATCACGAATTGCATGAATGCAACAAAAAACTGTATTGGGTTCTGTGGCAATAAATTGATGCCTTATACCCTTTGGCGTAACAATCAAATAAGGCGCTGAGTAATCTTTTTCGCCATTGTCGTGCTTCATTGTTACAGCGCCAGAAGATAACAATGTAATATGATCAAATGTATGGGCATGACCATTATGTGTATCTCCAATTTTTCTGAACACATGAAGTTTTACAAAAACATTATCTACAATTTTTATATCAGTAATTAAATTAGACACGATCTACTCCTATTTCATATTTTTTTCGTTCAGCTTCATACAAAGCGGCTTCTTCTTCCAGTGCAAGATTTCTCCAACAACACATTTCTTCATCTAATGTCCAACCTTCACCATCGGGTTGTGGTGAAATAAAAGCATCTCTTTGCGCATCGTATGTATAGCCAATGCCAGCGTAATTTTTTCTAAATGGTGTTTTACCATTAGTATGAACACCTCTTAAAGTGTTGTAGCTTGTTTGTTTCCAAATACCACCCTGAAACAACTCAAGGCAACGATTTATTCCTAATTGCTCTTGTTCATTGCCGTTTTCATCTAAGCAATCTTGGTCATTAATAGAAATCACACGCAGTACTATATTATTTTGGTCTAATTCAGTAAAATAAGCCATTATTGGAATCTCCACTTGATGACTACAATTCCTTTGCCGCCAGCAGCGGCATTTTCTCCTATGAGTCGACTACCGCCACCACCACCGCCTGTATTTGGAGCGCCTGCGGTTGCGGAACCGCCAGGATAAAACCCAGAATTACCGCCACCGCCAGCACCGCCAAGCCCCTTGCCGTTAGCTAGACTACTACCACAAGCGCCACCGCCACCAGCATAGGTTACACCATTAATTGCGCTTGCTGCTCCATAACCGCCCGCATTACCATTGGGCCATCCAGTGCCACCTCTAAAACCTTTTCCACCGCCAGCACCAGCACCCGACCCATATTTATTAGCGCCACCAGAGCCACCATTCTCACCTTGACCAGCCGTACCATCGCCTCTAGCCCCATCTTTTGAGCCACCGCCACCAGAACCACCATCTAAACCCCGACCAAAATTGATGCCACGACTTCCACCGCCACCACCGCCTACTGTTGTAATGGCGGCAAAAGAAGATGCAGTTCCGTTATTACCTCTAGCAAACTGTCCTACCGCAGCACCCCCACCACCAATTGTTGCAGTATATGTAGTTACAGTTGCAGTAAAAGATGAATCCAACATACCACCAGCACCGCCACCGCCACCAAAATCAGAGCTAGTTGGCCCTCCACCACTACCTCCACCAGCAACAACTGTATATTGAAGTTTAGATCCTTCAGTTGCATCCGAGCCAAGAGATGAAACAGTTAATGTTCCTGAATCATTAAATGTTGCAATCTTGTAATTGCCGCTTGTTGCAACACTTGCACCTGATGTTGTTACAGTCATGTAAGCAGGGGCGGCTGTTGTTATGCTATTACTTGCAGCACTTGCAGCACTCTGCCCCGCAGAGTTTGTTGCTTTAACAGTGAATGTGTAACTTGTAGAAGCAGTTAAACCTGACACAGTGATGGTTCCAGAACCTGATTGACTCAATGTTCCTGTGATACCGCCAGGTGAGGAGGTTGCTGTGTAAGACGTAATTGTTGCGCCACCATTGCTTGCTGGCGCTGTGTAAGCCACAGTTGCGGTTGTTGAGCCTGTTTGTGTAGCCGTACCAATAGTTGGTGCGCCAGGAACTGCAGCAGATACAGAAGCCGTAGAGTTAGAATTTGCAGATACGCCACTTGGTGCAACTGAGTTAGTAGCGGTTACAACGCAACGTATTGTATTTCCAACGTCAGCAGCAACAAGCACGTATGTACTAGAAGTTGCGCCACTGATATTTGTTGTAACCCGTTGCCACTGATATGTAAAAGTAGGTGCTGGTGCGCCTGTCCATGTTCCATTGGTTGTTGAAAGCGTTTGCCCAAAAGTAGCCGTTCCTGAAACTGCTGGAGCCACTGTATTTACTGGAGCAGCCCCATAGCTATTCCCAACAGAGGCAAGCATTATTCCACTCACGATACATTTCCAGTCACAACACAAACAGTACCAGAGATAAACAATACGTTGCAAATGCCACGGGTGGCAAGTGAAATTGTAGCCTTATCAGAGTCTGTACCGCCAATGTAGGCGGTTGTAATTGTCATGGTCAATGTGATAGCGCCAGTAGTGTTATTAAAAATCACAACAGCGTCACCAGCAGAAAAAGTAGAATTAGGAACTACGATTGATCCACTAGCGCCAACTTCAATAAATTCACCAACATCACCTAGAGCAAGCGTGTAACTACTAGTCTTTGCTGATCCAGACTGTGGAATTGCTTTGTAACCAACAAGATTAGTACCATCAATAGTACAGGCTCCTACGTTACCTGACGCTACTGTGCCAAGTGTAGGTGTTACTAATGTAGGAGATGTTGCAAATACATTAGCACCAGATCCAGTTTCATCTGTCAATACTGCGGCAAAATTTGCTGAACTTGGAGTCGCTAAAAATGTAGCAACATTAGCCCCAAGACCACTTACACCAGTAGAAATTGGCAAACCAGTAGCATTAGTTAAAGTGCCACTTGCGGGCGTACCAAGAGCAGGTGTAGTTAGTGTAGGACTAGTTAAAGTCTTGTTTGTCAGCGTCTGAGTTGCGTCTGTTAATACTGCTTTGTCAGCGGGGTATGTAACAAATACATCTTTAGAACCCGCAGCAAAAGATACCTTTGTATCGCTATTACTAGACTGCAAAACAGTAGTTCTAGCAAGAGTTAATCCATCAGCAGATAGCGTACCAAGGCCAACTTCAAAATTAGCACCTAGTGCAACGGCATAGTAAGTTGTATTGCTATTACCTACACCAGCAGAAAATGTCTGGAAACCACTTACAGCACCACCAAGTGCAAAATCACTTGTGCCTGTTGTGGTAGTAGTTTCCTTTACTCGATCAGCAAGTACAAGTGCCATGATTAACTCAATGTAATGTCTAGATCACCTGCAGGGATGCGGAAAATATCACCCGTATCAATAGCTTTACTAGTTGTTAAATCTGCCCATGCCAATAGGTTGCCAGAAGTAGAGGCATCAAAGATACCTACTGCAACAATGGTTCCCCAAGCAGCAGTAGCTGCAGCAAACTCAACTGCTGCACTATTTGTCGCCAATGTGCTAGTACCGCTTACAGTAAATGCCACTGAAACTCGTGCATAAGCATTGCCAGAGACTTCAGTACCACCACCCGCATCAGTAGGTGCAGCAGTATACAAACCAACATACAAAGTTGTTGCAGGTGTATACGTAGTATTAGTAAAAGCGTGTTTTAGAAGTTTGTCTTCTAAGTAATCTGAGAATGATCCTGCCATTTTTTACCCCAAAGATCGGGCACGAACAATAGGAGTAGAAGCAACAGAAGCCCTTTGATCTGCTACTTCCATGTCGCCCAAGGAGTTTGTATACAACGTACTCCATGTGGCTAAACGCTCATCATCTTTTAAATATGGAGTTGCCTCAAGCAATGCACCATATAAGTACAAGTCTGGGGCATAAATTAGAAGCCAGTTGCTTGTGTTTGAATCACTCAACGCAGGAATCTTACCATAATATGTAAGTTCTCCTGTATATCCAGTATCAGGAGTTGGAATCACTTGAATTTGAGTGCCAACAATTGTATAGAACAGTGGCTTACCAACTGCAATATATTGAGTTGAAGAACCATAGTCACCTTGATTTTGCGTCACATACTGCAAATAGGTAATAGGATTCGTATTCAGTTGAAACTCTTTAGCCTGTAAAAAATCAGCAGGAAAAGCAAAATACTGAGTATCTAAAGTGGCAGTAGCCCTCTTTACCATCTGACGAACACGCAATTTACGATTAAATTTTGCTTCTGCCAAAGTAATAAATGAGGGAATAATTGAAGTCAGGTCATCCCGATTAAGGTAATCAGCAATCGTTGTCTTCAGTCCACTAAAGGTATCAAGCGCCATTTTCTACATCCCTACACATTAATGTGTGTTCATGTTTATACTCAAATGTGCCAATGTGATGGATCTGTTTTGAGAGATCTTGGTCAACATAGGTTTTATGCCCATTCTGGGCGGCTCTACGGCAAAACCATACATCTTCACCAATGTAGTCTTCCGCAGCGGGAACCCAAGGGATAGCAAACCAAGGATATTCCATAGATTTGTAGACTTCGGATTTGACAAGCATTACACCCATCCCACAGTAGTCTACTTCAACAAGTCCTGTTGAATCGTCCTCAGTATATACCCGATTGATAAAAGTTGCATCCATATCAGGGGTATTTTTTTTCACCGCAATCGGCTCTGTAGGGAATCTACGTTTTGCATAGTTTCCACAGACAATACCTGTGTCATGAGCTAATAATCGGATAATAGAATCCTTTGGGAAGCGCATATCGCTATCTAACCATAGGGTATGCGTACATTCAGCCTCAATTGCATCTCTCGCCAAATCCTGACGTTGTGCTGACAACAAAGTGCCAGAGCTAGTGTAGATCACTACCTTGTGATTTGTTGTACCTACAGTAAAGCCAACTAGCCTCGCTAAATCAAAAGCAAATCCAGAGTTAACAAAATCCCGTGTTGGAACCAAAATTCCAATGGTCTTACTATCCATTAAACTTCTCCAGGTCTTGTGCGAAATGCACGATTATCAGGGTCATTGAGCCATCGTTTCATGTAGGCTTGGTCTTCAAGCTTACCTTCTGCTTTCATTTGATAATACAAAGCCATAGGGATGGATGCAACATGGTGCATATCGCCCTTCCAATTGGCTTTCTCATCAAACGAATTAAATCGTTCTTTGTTTGCTTCTACTACATCGGTAGCATCAATAATTGTCTGAATGGTTGCCTCATCTTTATCGGCATCGTAATGCCAAAGTTTCTGAGTCCCCATCTCTAGGTTTGTGTCAAAGATTTTTGTAGTCATAAAAAAAAGGGTGGGTTATTAGCCCACCCCTTTGTCTTCAGATTAGGTCTGAATTGTTGAGTTCAAGTCATAGACAGCGCAATGAGCTTTCTCATTCTTGATCTTCAAGCCCCACTCACACAAGAGCATACGCTTCTCGGCATCACCTGTCTTAGCCAGTTCAACTGTCTGGAAGGGACGCAGATAGCAAACACTTGCGTACTCAGGATCAAGCACAAAAACATCACGCTCACGTTGGAAGCGGTTGGCAACAATGCTCACGTTTCCGAAATCTGAAACATAAACATCAGCAGCGCCAATGATAGTTGAAGGCTTTGCGCCTGTAACATTGAAACGCTGACCAGCAATGCCAGCCATCTTAGACAAGTTCTGCTTGTTAACAGGACCAGCCATAACGATAGATGGGTTGCCGCCTTCTGTCCACACCTTCTGAATTACGTCTTTCAGCAATGCTTCGCTGAATGAACGCAAGTTAGTAGTTGTAGCATCAGTACGAGCCGCATCAGGGATAGTGGTGTATGAAGGATCAGAACCACCAGAACCTTCGCTTGTATTGGTCTTCAAGAAGGCCAACAAAGCGCCTGATTTACGGGCAGATGACGTAGAACCAGCGGCAGCGGCTTGGTTAGCCAACATTGTTGACTCCATGTCACGCTTAATTTCCGCAGATTTTTTAGCCATTTGATAACTCAGCTCAGAGCGACGACCTGCCTTGTCAACCGCTTCCAATGTACCAGCAATGATTACATCCTTACGGCTAATCTGGGTGTAGTTGCCCAAACGAACTGTAGCTGTAACTGCTGTGAAAGAGGTGATGTCATCGCCCTCGATCTGTGCATTAGTTGTGATTGCAGCAGCCAAATCATCAGTCTGCCATTCAA